TTGGATTGCTCTTTAAACCAAGGCACAATATTAGGTTGATCGTAACTATTTTTTTGCCACAGTATATTTATTTTATCTCCAGCAAGGGGTATTTTTTCTGGAACGGATGTGCAAATCTGGAATTGTTCAAGTATTTTTTTATCAACAAAACTTGTCAAAAAGTTTTCTTGTAGCTCAGTCCCACCTAATGGTGTCAATCTGTTTCTCCATCCAATGATAACTCAGGGACGATAATGTTAACGTTCCTTTGTATGTCACTTTCAGTTGTGTCAGTTGAGGCGTCTTCAATATCTTTTTTGACTTCAGCTTCATCCTTATAAACTTTACCAGTTTTTTTATTTAAAATTTTAGTTTCGGATTTGCAATGTATAATATTCATAGTTAAAATTACCTAATCTATATAAAATTGCAAATAAATTATCCGTTTTCTTGCGAGCGGTCAAGTAATGCATACGATACTATTCCTTGTATTTCATCAGCCGTGCCTGCTGTCATTTTTAAAATATCACCTTCCTCTAACACAAGTGTCTGTGAAATAATTTGTCGTGTTGTATTTGCTGCTATGGCGGCATTGTCAATTCTAAATGTTGCTGATGCGCTTGTGTCGGTTACCTGAGTTGCTAAATTAACTGAAGAACCACTAGAACCATTGTGAGCTTGTATTTGTTTTACCAGACAACGGCCATTAGCTGGTGCTGTCAACACACTTGTTGTGTCTGTAGTTGTTAGTGAAAACCCTTGATTTTTATATTGTATTGTCATCAGCTCATAAAAAAGTTAAAGGCATCTTGTTCATTTTTTAAATCATTTTGATAAGCAAAGTTTAATTGATTCACTAATGTTTCAATACCATAAGTTATTTGTCTTTGGTTTTGCACTACATAATCTTCATTTAGTTCTGGAATAAGAATATTTATTTTAGCCAACTTTTCTCGCTTTCTTTAAAGATTCTTTTGCTTTTTTAGCTATGCTTACAACTTGACTTTTACCCATAACCTTAGCTCGTTGTTCCATAACAGTTAGTATTTGTATTTTTCGTGCATAAGGTTTATTTATTTTTTTTACCTTTGCGACAGTATTTCTAGCATCAGTTGGTGTGGCAAATTTTATACTAACAGTGTCTTTAGGATTTTCATCAGTATACAATCTTCTACCTGATTTTTTAGGTTTTTTACCTGTGCCTACTTTTGGATCTTTTTTAGCCATTATTTTGGTTTCTTTTTATATCTAAGTCTTTGATCTTTTTCAATGGCTTCTAAAATTTTTGCTTGTTGTGCATGCAGTTTAGTTGCCTTTTTAAGACCTTTAATAACTTTTTTTAGTCTTGCTGTATAATGCATTTTTTACTCCTTATCTTCTTCCATCAGGTTGTACATCAGCTCGGAACGCACCAAATCTCCAAGACTCATCTGTGGAAGTGTTTTCTACTTTTAAAGATGCTAATCTACCTCGTGCTCTTGTGTCAACCTTTTTTGTGCTAGATGTAATAGTAAAAGGTCCGAGCGGTGAGGAGGCTTCAGTTTCTGATGGAAAGTCTTTTAAATTTATTGTTATTTGTGCATTACCATCAAGTTTACCAAAGTCTGGAATAAATCTTCTTATTTTAACGAAAAATTCACCGGCACTACCTTCTATCGGCATTTCAAAATCACCTGATTCTATAAACGCATTGATTGCAGTTTTATTACCTAAAACGTCTAATTGATTACTGCCTGTTTCATGTTTGTATAATGTGGCTGCACCAAACTCGTTTGTAATACCATTAATAGATACAGAGGGTAAACCTGTTGCATTGTATTCTGTTGCATATGGGTTATCTAACACATACTTATCACTGTATGCAGTTCGTGCTAAGGAACTTGTTGTCCATAAAGCCTCTCTATAATTTAAGGTTACACATCGATCTATTTGTGTAGACCCATCTTTACAGTAGAACCAATTTATTTCTGTAAATAAAGTATTATAGCCTGCAAAGACTTGTTCACTTTGACCAAAGTTAAACCCTAAATCGTCATCAGTTTGGGTTGTAAATACAAAATCTTCTACAGAACAATTAAGTTTTTTCACAGAACCACCATCATATGCATAAAAACCACCAGACTTACCCATCCAATACATAATACCATCCACATGCACTAATGAGTGTTGTGACATAGCTCCACAGTTTGAACCAACTTGTCTTATTGAAAACGTAAATGGAGGCCCTACAAATTGCATGATGTAAGCAGAGGTGTCTGTAACAATAAATATATAATCTTTACCTCGTGCTGCACTAACTATTTTTGACCCACTATCTAATTGAAATGTTCCTGCTGTATTAGTTGAAACAGGCACATAGTCTGTTCTATCTTCTTGATCTGAAAAACGTATAAACATTTTATCTTGTGTGTTAATAGACCCAATAGTTGTTTCTGTTCCCAAATGAATTAAGTGTCTATCTGTATCTGATACAATTGTCATAACACTAGCTGTAGGATTTGTGGTCACAGCAGTTGCTCTTGTAGTTACACCACTTGTTGGATTCCATTCAAAGGTGCCACCATTTTTAATTGTTGCTATAAGTATTGTGCCATAATTATCTAATGACCAATTACCAGGCTCTAGACTTGTAGCTGAAGCAGAGGTAGCTGAACCCCAAGCAGTAGAACCATTCCAAACACCTGTACCCCAACCAAAACCAAGTGTCTGTGTGGCAGAGCCAACAGGAAAATAAGATTGTACTGATCCTGATCCTGCTGCAGTAATTCCTGCACCTGATTCACTTGAAGGCATAGTAATTGTAAAGCTATTTGACGCTGTTGTGATAACTTGAAAAGGGTTGTCAGTAAAATTAGCTGCTGTGAATCCTGTGCCACTTCCAGGCATAGTGACTGATGAAAAAACAACAAACTCACCTGCTGTTAAATTATGAGAAGTTTTGTTTACTGTTACTGTTGCAGAGCCATTTGTGGAAGTAAAAGTCAAACCTGTTATTGCAGTTTCAAGAGGACTAATATCATAAATACCACCACCATAAAATAAAAATAAACCTTTACTTGTGCCTATAGCTATGTATTCCGTGCCATCTCTGTCAGTCCAAATGTGTGAGGCTCTTGCTACTCCAGGTAAAGTTGTTGATACCGCTTGTTGCCAGCCTCCTATTTTTTCAGGTTCACCATAACGAAAACGAACAAAGTCACCATCTGTCCATTGATTAGATGCCTCACTTTTTGTTATTTGTTTGTTGAAACCACCTTTAAAGGGAATACGAATTAGAGGCATATCACCTCGCAGTCACAGGGTTTGTTCCGTCCCCAACGAATGGATGTTCTGCAAATGCCATGTAGATGTAATCTTGTCCTGAAGTATTATGCCATCCACTATTACCATATACTTTAAATCCATTTGAAAGTGAAATTATACCTTCACTTATACCATAATTATAATCAGCATTTGATACATCTGGTCTTAATAAAAATCCAAGACCATTATAAGTATTTCTTGTTGTATCATAAATATACCAACCTTCAGCATCTGTTGCTTTCCACATAACCCAAGCTGGTTTAAATCCTGTGTAAATAAATGGACCATCACTTGCTGATCCATTGCCTACATATTTCCCAAACTTACTAAAGCCATCAACTCCGTGCCAACAATAGGCAATGTAAGTAGCTGAACTTGTGTTAGTTCCTGTTGCAGTTCCAATTGAAAAAACTGAACTCGTTGGTGCTGTTCCATTCCAAACAACAGATGCGTTTCTTTCTTCATTTGTACTATTTAAAGCTAAATAATAAGATGCACTAGTCATTCCAGAATGGTAAATACCAAAACCATCCCCTGTATCATTACTTCTTGACTTCACCATAACCCAATCCAATTTTTTGGATAACCCATGACCAACTGTTCCTGCACTACCAGTTCCAGTATATTGTACGATTGAGAAGCCTGCCGTTTGATTAGCTTGGACAACTGAGGTAATTGAACCATTAGAATTACTTGCAGTAGTTCCTCCGTTTGCTACCCAGTTCCAAGCTACAAAACTACGACCACTACCATTAACAGGGTTACCATCTAAAACTTCAAAACCACCCTTCAATGGATTTCTTAGACCTGCTGTTAAAAAAACTTCTGCATCAGTTGCATTAGAATACAAAGCATTTTTATAATTACGACTTGAGTCCACAAGATAATGATTTGTTGAATTGTCTCTATCCTTTAACCAAGTAAATCCACTCACCCCTTTTGCAGTCTCTGGCAAGTTGTCTTGTTGTAAAGCCACAAAGCCAGTTGGTGGGGTGTAGGTAAAAGATTTTTGACCAAAGTTTACATCTAGTGTATTATTTTGAAATACATTAAATGCTATTTGAAATTCACCTGCTTTTGAACTCATATCAAAAAATGAATTTGTTCCATTAGCTGGGTCACCACTTAATACCCAAGTATTATTAATAGCAAACCATATTTTACCTTGTTTAATAGCAACACCAATAACATCATTTGATGCATGAGAAACACTTGTCGTTACATCAGTTGAGCCACCTAAAACTCGCCAGTATTGATTTGACCCACCACTTCCTCTTGATGCAATTCCATAAGAATTAGAGCCACCATAAGCTGACGCACTTAAAGCATTTTGTGATGATATAAGACCTATATTTATATTATCCGTAGAACTACCAACATTTTTAGCTTCAAAATAATAACCATTACTATCATTACTATTAATTAAAAAGGTTGCTCGCCTAACACCATATACACTACTACCAGTTCCAGCTATTTTTAAATTTCCTTCAGATAAAGTCGCAGTTCCAGAAGTAGGGTTAGCTGATAATATCGCATGATTCTGTGTCGGACTATCGGTGGTCTGGTCTCCAGCTACAAGGTTTGCAACACTGAAATCATTTGTATTTCCACTGGTGTCGTCTCCAAGTGCACTTGATGATCCGAACTGTAATCTGAATCCATTGGTGCCATAAGTGATACCTGTTAATGTCTTGGGTATCCATCTGCCAGTTGAGGTGTCAGTGACTCCAAAGGTTGATGGTGTTAGTGCTGTACCATCAACGAAATTATATTCTGCTAAATAACCACCAGTGCAAAAGGATGTTGAAGAAGTAAATGAACCAACTCCCATTGGATAACTTGTTGAATTGACTTTTGTCTCTAAATTTAATGACGGATATGTTTCTACTCCAAAACTAGTTATTTGATCTCCATCTACATACAATTTTAGTCTGTCACTTGATGTGGATTGAGTTGTGTCTACTGCTAACATAAAATGATAAAATTTTGAAGTATCTTCAAAAGTTCTAGTTGTTTGTAATCTCAAAGTTGGACCAAGATATTCTTGAATATCAATTCTATTAGAGGTATCAAACTCAAAAATAAAATAATTACTGGTATCAGTGTCTGCAGAAAAAGTAAATCTTCGTGTTCCTGAATCCGTTGGTTTATACCAAAAACTAATTGTAAATGTTCGTCTGTTTCCATCACTACTTGGAGTTCTTGATAACTTGGGAGTGTCAGCCCTATTATAAATAACACTATTAGCAATCGTACCACTATCTGTAAAAGGTACGAACTTACCGACACGTTGCCCAGCTCCGTTTCCCTCGTAAATAATTGGGAAGAAATGTTCTTCGCCATTTGGTATTGTTGGTGCTGCCATATTAACTCCCTACATTCCTTGAACAAATTGCTAATGCACCACTTGGTACTGCATATTTAAAATTTCCATGTCCATTTCCATCAGCATTACCTCCAGCACTTAGTGCACCATTAAATGTAGAATCCTGTCCAAAATTTAATGTTGCTAGTGATGCACCATCTGCACCAAAAAATAGTAATGGAAGATGTTCAACTCCACTTAAAGTGTAAGTAGGAGATACAGAGTCAAAGTCTACTGAACCATATGCACTACCATTTTTTGTTAATGTAAATGTATTATTATCAAAGTCAGTAGTAACTCCAATTACCACACCTTGTCCAAATTCAGACAAACCAGTTGCTGTTTGATTATTTAAACCCCACATCCAACTAGAATAAGAGCTTGATGTATGTCGTTGATTCATTCCTGGAGTTTTCCAACTACTTCCTGAATCCGTTGCTGTCATTGCATTTTCTAATTCAATCCAACCAAAACCAATAGCATTAGCTGCTGGATATGTGTTTGTGTAAAATTCATAATACCATTTACCACTACTAATTACAAAAGTTCCATAACCATAAGATTGAACAGCACCATCTCCATTTTCAGTAACTTGTAAATTTACACCAGTAACATTTCTATTCATATAAGAACCATAAGAAGGTTTGCTTATTGGATTTAATACACAAAAATTATTCG